TTAAACTATGAGCTAAGCAATAAAGTAATTGGTAAAAGAAAAGTTTTTTTATATATACCCCCCCATTAATCGCTATGCTAAAGGAGATTTTCAGCACAAAGGACTCCCGGCTGCGAATCCCCCAAAAAATCAAAAAGAAAAGTTTTAGCTTGCTAAATCTTGCTAAATCTTGCTAAATCTTGCTAAATCTTGCTAAATCTTAATTATAGGGCTATATGGTCGTATTTTGGCTTGTGAGAGCAGAGTTACCCAAGCGGGTAAACTTATAAGCATAAGTTATTGCTGTTCTTAGAAACGAGAATATAGGCTTTAAACGATATAATCACATTTAAAAGAAAGGACAATATGCAAACACAAAACGGTGGCAGACCCACAATTTTACCTAAGATGTATGAAGAACCGCTATTTAGTCAAATCATTGATAAAATTGAATCAGGCTGTAATGACAGAGAAATCTACACCAGTTTGCATTGTTCGGCTAAAACTTTTAGAAAGTGGCGAGATGACAATATAAAGGCGTATGACGAAGCTAAAAGCATTGCTAGGGGAAATCTATTAGAACTAGCTGAAAGTGCCTTAGCGAGCAAACTGACAGTCAGAACGCTAAAAGAAACAGAAACAATATATGACGCTGACGGAAACGTTGAAAAAGTAAAGGTTAAAGAAAAAGAGCTGGACAAAGATAGCTTAGTAGCAATGATGGTTGCTAAGGCTGGAAACCCTGAACTTTATAACCCTACTGAATGGCGGAGATTGCAACAGGAAGAATCAAGCGCTCATGACCTTAAAGCTAAAATTGAAGAACTTGATGACTATAAACTAAGTAATTATGAAACGCCAGAAATTAAAGTTCCAGAGGGGTTTGAATAAATGTATTACATGAATCAAATGTTGGCTTATAATAAAGAACATGGCATAGAACTCAATAAATATATGCGCAAAACTATTCAAAAGCAAATTAGAATTCATAAAAAATATATTTATCGCTATGACCGTGTAACTCAAGCTATCGAGTGGATAGAAGACAACTTTTATCTAACTACTGGTAATTTGATGAAAATAAAGCTACACCCTACGCAAAAATATTGGTATGAGTTAATGCTTGGTTATGATATGGTTGATGAAAAAGGCGTTCAAGTTAATTTAATCAATGAAATTTTCCTTAATCTAGGGCGTGGTTCTGGTAAATCAAGTTTAATGGCTACGCGCGTGCTTAACTGGATGATTTTAGGCGGACAATATGGTGGAGAGAGCTTAGTTATTGCATACGATAATACACAGGCTAGACACGTATTTGACCAAGTTCGGAATCAAACGGAAGCCAGTGATACATTAAGAGTGTACAATGAAAACAAAATTTTCAAGAGTACAAAACAAGGGCTAGAATTCACTTCTTTTAAAACCACTTTCAAAAAGCAAACAAATGATACTTTACGAGCGCAAGGTGGTAACAGTTCACTAAATATATTTGATGAAGTTCATACCTATGGCGAAGATATAACAGAATCAGTCAATAAAGGTTCACGACAAAAACAAGATAACTGGCAAAGTATTTATATCACTTCTGGCGGACTTAAACGAGACGGTTTATATGATAAACTTGTTGAACGCTTCAAATCAGAAGAAGAATTTTACAATGATAGGTCGTTCGGATTGCTTTACATGTTAGAAAATCATGAGCAGGTCAAAGATAAAAAGAATTGGACTATGGCATTACCTCTTATTGGTCATGTTCCTAAGTGGTCAGGAGTTATTGAGGAGTATGAACTTGCGCAAGGCGACCCAGCGTTACAGAATAAGTTCTTAGCGTTTAATATGGGCTTGCCTATGCAGGACACAGCTTACTACTTCACTCCACAAGACACTAAACTAACAGAATTTAACTTATCTGTATTTAATAAAAATAGAACTTATGTCGGAATTGACCTATCCTTAATTGGCGATTTAACCGCTGTGTCGTTCGTTTGTGAGTTAGAGGGTAAAACTTACAGTCATACACTTACTTTCTCTGTACGGTCTCAATATGAGCAACTAGACACAGAACAACAAGAGTTGTGGACTGAATTTGTTGACAGAGGGGAATTAATCTTACTTGATACGGAATACATCAATGTAAACGACTTAATACCATATATTAATGACTTTAGAACCAAAACAGGGTGCAGACTTAGAAAAATCGGATATGACCCAGCACGCTACGAAATTTTAAAAGGGTTGATTGAGCGTTACTTCTTTGATAAAGACGGAGATAACCAAAGAGCAATTCGACAAGGTTTCTCAATGAATGATTATATCAAGCTGTTAAAATCTAAGCTAGTCGAAAATAAACTTATCCATAACCAAAAAGTTATGCAATGGGCTTTAAATAATACTGCTGTTAAAATCGGACAAAGTGGGGATTACATGTATACTAAAAAACTTGAAAAAGATAAAATTGACCCTACTGTTGCTTTGACAATGGCTCTAGAAATGGCGGTGTCAGATGAGGTATAACGTTGACACAGTCCGAGAAAGTGGTTGGTATAATAAAAAAGAATGGCTGGCAGTCCGTGATTATGTAAGACAACGTGATAAGATGACTTGCGTAAGATGTGGCGCATTCGGTGCTAAAAAATACGAAGTAGACCATATTATAGAGCTAACTTGGGAAAATCTTGATGATTGGAAAATAGCGCTGAACCCTGATAACCTACAACTCCTTTGTAAGTCTTGCCATAACAAGAAGACAAGCGAGTATAAACGTGGGAAAGGTGTGAGTTTATGGTAGAAAGGGGAAAAATTGAACTTATTCGGAAAAGTGGTATCATTTTCACGTGGAAAGCTAAACAATGATACTCAAAGAGTTACAGCGTGGCAAAATGAAGCGGTAGAATATACAAGTGCCTTTGTGACTAACATTCATAATAAAATAGCTAACGAAATAACAAAAGTAGAATTTAATCATGTTAAATATAAAAAGTCTGATGTTGGTTCTGATACTTTGATTAGTAAGGCAGGTTCTGATTTAGATGAGGTCCTCAATTGGAGCCCTAAGGGCGAACATAATAGCATGGAGTTTTGGCAGAAAGTAATTAAAAAGTTACTATGCACGCGCTATGTTGACCTGTACCCTATATTTGACAGTGAAACGGGCGATCTATTAGACTTACTGTTTGCTGACGATAAAAAAGAATATAAACCTGAAGAATTAGTAAGGCTTATCAGTCCTTTTTATATCAATGAAGACACAAGTATTTTAGATAATGCTCTGGCTAGTATTCAAACTAAGCTGGAACAAGGTAAATTGCGTGGCTTGTTGAAAATTAATGCCTTTCTTGATATTGATAATACGCAAGAGTATCGAGAAAAAGCACTAGCAACAATAAAGAACATGCAAGAGGGTTCTAGTTACAACGGTTTGACGCCAGTTGATAACAAGACAGAAATTGTAGAACTTAAAAAAGATTATTCTGTTTTAAACAAAGATGAAATTGACCTTATTAAATCGGAACTTTTGACAGGTTACTTTATGAATGAAAATATTTTGCTTGGTACTGCTACGCAAGAACAACAAATTTATTTTTACAACTCTACTATCATTCCTTTACTGATTCAACTTGAAAAGGAACTGACTTATAAACTGATTTCAACAAACCGCAGACGAGTAGTTAAGGATAATTTATATTATGAACGCATAATCGTAGATAACCAGCTATTCAAGTTTGCAACTTTGAAAGAATTAATCGACTTGTATCATGAAAATATTAACGGTCCTATTTTTACACAGAATCAACTTCTTGTTAAAATGGGCGAGCAACCAATTGAGGGCGGAGATGTTTACATAGCTAACCTTAACGCAGTTGCTGTTAAAAATCTAAGTGACCTACAAGGCAGTAGAAAGGACGTAACAAGCACAGATGAAACTAATAACCAATAGTGCTGAAATTAAAGTAACTAAAAATGAGGACGGTTCTAAGTCGTTCCAAGGCATTGGCTCAGAAGTTGGTGTAGAGAATCGTAACGGTATTATCTTGACCCCTAACTGTATTGAGTTTGCTAGAGAACGATACCCATTGCTATATGAACATGGATCTGGCTCTAGCGAAGTCATCGGGGACGCAAAGGTTTACTATGATTTAGCTACTAATAAATACCTGACTGACTTTACACTTTATGACAATGCACCAAACATTAATAAGGCTGTGGAAAATGGCGCGTTTGATTCACTATCAATTGCCTATTATATTACAGATTATACTTTTGATGATAATGACGCTCTAGTTGTAAATAAAGCACAGTTTAAAGAGATTTCTCTTGTTTCAGTACCAGCAGACCCTAACGCAAAATTTATTCAAAATGCCTTAGGCGAAGAACTCACAGAAGAACGCAACAAAATTATTGAAAGCCGTAACGCTTTGAAAGAAATTGAGGATATCAAAAAGAAATATGAATAAACCTGATTTGATCGAAAAACAAAATCGCTTAGCAGAACTTAAAGAAAATAACGTATCTTTAAAATCTCAAATTAACGGTTTTGAAGTAAAAAACGCAATCGAAGACTTGCCAAAAGTACAAGAATTAGAAAAAACACTTTCAGAAAATTCAATTGAAATTATCAAAATTGAGAACGAACTTAACGCACAGGAAGAAAAACCAAAAGGAAAAGCTAAAATGACAAACTTTATTGAATCACAAAACGCTGTAACAGAATTTTTTGATGTATTGAAAAAGAACTCTGGAAAATCAGAAATTAAAAACGCTTGGAATGCAAAACTTGCTGAAAATGGTGTAACTATCACAGACACAACTTTCCAACTTCCACGCAAATTAGTTGAATCAATTAACACAGCTTTGCTAAATACTAACCCAGTATTCAAAGTATTCCACGTTACAAATGTTGGTGCTTTGCTTGTATCACGCTCATTTGATTCAGCTAATGAAGCCCAAGTCCACAAAGACGGACAAACAAAAACAGAGCAGGCAGCCACACTCACTATTGATACTCTAGAACCTGTAATGGTTTATAAATTGCAATCACTTGCTGAACGTGTTAAACGACTTCAAATGTCATATTCTGAACTTTACAACTTGATTGTAGCAGAACTTACACAAGCTATTGTAAACAAAATTGTTGACCTTGCTCTCGTTGAGGGAGACGGAACAAACGGTTTTAAATCAATTGACAAAGAAGCAGATGTCAAAAAAATCAAAAAAATTACTACAAAAGCCAAATCAGCTGGCAAAACTCCATTTGCTGACGCTATTGAAGAAGCGGTTGACTTTGTTCGCCCTACTGCTGGACGTCGTTATTTGATTGTTAAAACAGAAGACCGTAAAGCCTTGTTAGATGAGTTACGTCAAGCAACTGCAAATGCTAACGTTCGTATTAAAAATGATGATACTGAAATTGCTTCAGAAGTTGGAGTAGATGAAATCATTGTATACACAGGTTCAAAAGCACTCAAACCTACTGTATTGGTAGACCAAAAATATCACATTGATATGCAAGACCTTACTAAAGTTGATGCCTTTGAATGGAAAACTAATAGCAACATGATTTTGGTGGAAACACTAACAAGCGGTCATGTCGAAACTTATAACGCTGGTGCAGTAATTACAGTATCATAAGAATAAAATGGAGGAAGTAAATGATAGATTATATTAAGGTCTATTGTGGTATTCCGATTTTAGTAACAGCTTATGATAGTAAACTTATCTTATTCCGTTCAATAGCTATTAAATTGCTAGAAAAAAATGGTATTAAAGCTGACGAAACAAGTGTATTAGTGAAAGACTTTATTTCTTGTTATTGTCGGCTTAATATTGTTGATGAACCAGCAGAACAATGGCGAAATGCTGAAATGAAACGTTTGGCTTCTTTGCAAGAGTTAATGTATTATGGAGGTATTTAATGATATTCTCACAAGTTACATTACAGGTAGAAACGACTGTTAAGAAGAAGAACGGTGCAGAAGATAATGTTATAAACCCTATCACTTTGCCAGCAGTTAAACAGAGAATTAGTCAGTTAAGACTTGATGAGTTTTCTATGATTGGACTTGGTAAAAATGTACGGTATGAGCTTAACGGAATCGGAGAAATGGAAGACTTGATTTTCAACTATTTCTTGGACGAAAAAGGCGAAACCTTCAAGCGGACAACATGGGAAAGAAACCCTAAGAATAACAAGATGATTTTAGAGGGAGTCGTGAGCAATGGAATTTGATTCTTATATAGATTGGTACAACAATTTGCTTACAATGCCTCTAAATGACGTTATTTTAGGCGTTAAGGACACGATAGTAGACAAGACGGTATATTTATCACTTAGTGACTCAAAGGTCATTAAAATGGATAATACGAGCTTTGTCATGGGTTACTATTATCAAGTTGTTTTATCTGTTAAAGATGTTGACGATGAACTTGTAGAACTAGTCGGAAATGTTTTGCAAAACGGTTGGAATATGACAAACTGGTCAGAGAATAGCCATTTGTACAATTATACTGGAACTGTTTATTTGCCTTGTGGTGAAGGTGGTCAAGCATGGCAATGAATTTGCTTAATACATCAAGCATAGCTAAAGAAATGCAAACTAAAGTAACAGAACGCATGGGCGATTGGTTTGAAGCAGAGTTTAAGGCTAAGGCAAATACTGCAAGTAGAAGAACTAGATTAATCAGAAGCCACGGTCATACCTATACTTATGCCAGATATCAAAATACTGGGCAATTGTCAAGTAACTTAAAACAAGTTAAAAAAGGCGATAAAATAGTCGTTAATGCAGGTACTAGGGCTAATTACACTAGCGGTTATCATGGCATGTACTTCTTAGTTGAAAAAAAGGGTATGCAAGATGTCAAAACAACATTGAAAAAAGGCGCTAATTATGCTAATTCAATGAAATTATAAAAGTAGAAAGTGGCTTAATTACATTTGATTGAAATTAACAATAATGGTATTTTTAAATGAGTTTAGATAATTTTAGAAATAGAACGATTATATGGGATACGGTCAATAAAGACTTCCCTCAGCCAATACAAATAATGCAAGGCGATGTCAATGCTAGAACGTTATTAATTAAAATAGTTGATAACGGAACTGAAATTGATTTAACTGGTCATTCATTAAAACTTACATATCAATATACTAACGATAGCAATTCAGGCCTTATTGTTGTACCTCCTAAGGACTTAATTAAGGGAGAATTTATTTTGGTAATTCCTACCGAAATGACAGCGACAGGAGTTATTGAAGCGAACTTAATACTTCTCAATAAAGACAAAGAGCAAGTTATTGTCAGTAAGAATCTTACATTTATATCAGACAGTTCTACTGTTTCTGATTTAGCTCAAGAAGTAAATAATAATATTGATGATTTTACGAAATTATTATTAGGAAAAATGCCACAAGTGTTGCGTAGTGAGTTGAATGACTTACATGCTCAAACTGAATCAAACAAGAGCAATATTGAGCTTAAAGCAAATTTAGCTGATATGACTAGCTTACAAAGTGCAATGACAGAGCTAAAAAATGAAGTAGAAGCATTTGGTATTAGTCCTGAAAATTTAGTCACTATAAAATCGCTATTAGATGCAATCGCAAGTAACGCCAGTGAATCAGAAGTAGTTGAACTAATAAATTCAGTAAAGGTTTTAACAAGTAATATTTCTCTTATGAGTAACGGAGATTACTCCCCTAAGGCTAATCAAACTGATTTAGAAAGTTTACAGCATACTGTTAATGACCAAACGGCAACTGTTTCAACAAAAGCCAATCAAACGGATTTAGACAACTTACAAGCTACTGTTGATAAACAAGGTGTTGCAATTTCAACAAAAGCTGAACAATCAGAGTTATTAAGCACAATTCAAAATGTCGCAACTGCTCAAGAAACAGCAACTAAAGCTGAAAGTGAAGCCAAAAATGCAATGGCAAAGGCTACCGAAGTACAAGCGAACAGTTTACCACTTAATGGAAAAGCTGTTAGTGCAAGTAAACTGGAAACACCTAGAAAACTCGGAGTAAATCTTCAATCCTCATCATTTCAATACTTTGACGGGACTGCTGATGCAACTAATATTGGAGTTTCAGGGGTGCTTCCTATTGCTAACGGAGGTACTTCAACAGCTGACGGAGTTATAAATACAATAGCATACGCCAATAGCGCAGACGGTAAGGACGGTTTCACAACTATTTATCCTAATTTGAATTTGTTAAAAAACACGAGAACTTTAACAGCAACTTCAACTTCATCAACTTGGGATACTTTATTTAGTTCTAGTCAAATATATGATTCTACAATTAAATCTAAAACTGGAGTTCCAGCAATGAGTTTTAGTTTCAGTGTTTATGTTCCGTTGAATGCTGCAGTTGGAAGTGTAGTCTCTATACAGTTTAAAGGTCAAAATTCCCAAGCCCCAAATGTTTGGGGCGATGATCACAACACAATTATTTGTTTGACTAATTATATTATTAAACAAAGTGATTTAGGTAAAACAATTCGTATAAGCGCTCCGATACTAAAAGGGGATAATTATAGTAATTTTGATGCTGCTCTAGCTGATACTGATAGCATTACTATTAGACAAGCAACAGACACACCGGGATTTGTATATTCTAAATTGAAACTTGAAGAAGGTTCAATCGCCACTCCTTGGATGCCATCAGCTAGCGAAGTCACAATAAATGATTATCCAAAGTATGTAGGGTTTAGTAATATCATTAAACCTAATAAGAAAAGTTCTGATTACAAATGGTTACCAATGTGGTTAGTATCAATTGATAGGGCTACTGGCCTACTTAAGCCTGCGGTAATGGGTATAGATTATGCTCAAGCTCACCCAGTTGGCTCGGTAGTCACAAATACTTCAAGTTCATCATCAGGATATTCCACAGGAAAATGGGAAAATATCGGTTCAGCAGTAATTGGTTCAACGACAATATATTATTGGAAACGTACTGCATAAAAAATAAAAAGGAAAATAAAAAATGAAATTAGATTATAACTCACGTGAGATTTTCTTTGGTAATGAAGCTCTAATCGTAGCTGATATGGCCAAGGGGAGTAACGGAAAACCAGAGTTCACTAACCATAAAATCGTAACTGGTTTAGTATCGGTTAGCTCAATGGAAGACCAAGCGGAAACTAACAGCTATCCAGCTGATGACGTGCCAGACCATGGAGTAAAAAAAGGTGCTACCTTACTTCAAGGCGAAATGGTATTCATTCAAACAGACCAAGCGCTTAAAGAAGAAATTTTAGGTCAACAAAGAACATCAAACGGCTTAGGTTGGTCTCCTACTGGTAATTGGAAATCGAAATGCGTTCAGTATCTTATTAAAGGGCGCAAACGTGATAAAGTTACAGGAGAGTTTATTGACGGTTACCGTGTAGTCGTTTATCCAAATTTGAGACCAACAGCAGAAGCTACAAAAGAATCAGAAACAGATTCAGTAGACGGCGTAGACCCTATCCAATGGACTTTGGCAGTACAAGCGACTGATTCAGATATTTATTTGAATGGAGATAAAAAAGTCCCTGCTATTGAGTACGAAATTTGGGGAGACCAAGCAAAAGACTTCGCAAAGAAAATGGAAAGCGGACTGTTCATCATGCAACCTGATACAGTTCTAGCTGGTGCAATTACACTTGTAGCTCCTGTTATTCCTAATGTGACTACTGCTACAAAGGGTCATAATGACGGAACAATCGTAGTGCCTGCCACTTTGAAAGATTCTAAGGGTGGAACTGTAAAAGTAACATCAGTGATTAAGGACGCACATGGAAAAGTAGCAACAAACGGACAACTTGCTCCAGGTGTCTATATCGTAACGTCCTCCGCTGACGGTTATGAAGATGTTACCGCAGGAGTTTCAGTAACTGACCATTCATAAGACTAAAAATTAATTAAGTAAAGGAATATAAAATAAAATGGCAAAACAATTGAGTACAGCACGTAAATTTAAAATGATTACAGGTAAAGACCTTTTCCAGCAACAAAAAGCAATGGATACAGAGCTTAAAAAAGAAGACGGAGAAATTACTGATGTAATGGAGTTCGTTCAATATGGTCTATACTTGGCTCTTTTTCAAGATAACATTGTAAAAGCTAAAAGCGACTTCTCAGACTTCCGTTCTAGCTTTGAGTTCGATACTGACGGTAAAGGACTTAAAGAACTTGTCGAACTGTGGCAGAAAGAGATTTAATGAGCTGAAAGGACTGTAAATGATTTTAAAACATGCAATTAGATACTTAGAACTAACTGGTTCAGACTTTATTACAGATTTAAAAGACTTTGCAGACCTACAAAATTCTTTTGTCGCTGGATATATTCCTGATGACTTTACAGAGCAAATGGAGAGCTTTACAGACAAGTTATTGATACTTTGGGTAGATTGTAACGGAGGAATGCAAAACGCCTTAGACGATAAAACAGAGCTTCCTACAACTAACGAGTTAATCAATATCTTCTGTAAAACTGTTTTTATTAAAGAAAAAGAGGAAACGGAAGACGAAATGGTCTTCTTTTCTTCTAGTTCATTGATTAAGAAAAAGAAAGATACTGTAAAGGAAAATAAAACTTTGGAACTTTTGACTGTTTTAGGCAATAATGAAATTGATATAACACAGTTCATGGAAATGGAACTAGAACTTGTTTATAAAATAATCGAACTTATTGCAGAGAAAAAGAAAGAGGAAAAAGAAAAAGAGAAAAGGCGTAAAAGAAAGGGTATGTAATGGCAAGTAATGCAACATTTGAGGTCGAGATATACGGTAATACAACGAAATTCGAGAACTCACTTAAAGGCGTTAATACCGCAATGTCAGGGCTTAGAGGAGAAGCTAAAAACTTACGTGAAGCTCTAAAACTTGACCCCACAAATACCGGGAAAATGGCGCAATTGCAGAAGAACTTACAAACGCAGTTGGGCTTATCACGTGACAAAGCAACAAAATTAAAAGAAGAACTTTCTACGGTTGACAAAGGGACGTCAGCAGGTCAAAAGAAATGGTTACAGCTTACTAGAGACTTAGGCACAGTAGAAACACAAGCTAACAGGCTAGAGGGCGAAATTAAGCAAGTCGAGGGTGCTATTAGTTCAGGCTCTTGGAACATTGAAGCTAAAATGGACACTAAAGGTGTTAATAGCGGAATTGAGGGCATGAAGTCACGCTTTAGCGGTCTTAGAGAGATTGCTGTTGGTGCATTCAGACAAATCGGTGCAAGTGCTGTTAGTGCTGTCGGTAATGGCTTAAAAGGATGGGTATCTGACGCAATGGATACTCAAAAAGCCATGATTTCATTGAAAAATACAATGAAGTTCAAAGGCAATGGACAAGACTTTGACTATGTAAGCAAATCTATGCAGAATCTTGCTAAAGATACAAATGCAAATACCGAAGATACTTTAAAACTTTCAACAACGTTCATTGGTTTAGGCGATACCGCTAAAAAAGCGGTCGGTAAAACAGAAGCATTAGTAAAAGCTAACCAAGCATTTGGTGGTACTGGCGAAAACCTTAAAGGTGTGGTTCAGGCTTACGGTCAAATGTCGGCAGCTGGTAAAGTTACGGCTGAAAATATTGGACAATTAACCGATAATAACACAGCTCTTGGTTCTTCTTTAAAAGACACTATTATGAAAATGAACCCCTCATTACAGCAATATAGTTCTTTTAATGAAGCTGTTTCAGAAGGCGCTGTTTCGATGGGTATGCTCGACAAGGCTATGGAAAAAATGGCTAAAGGTTCGGGCGGTGGAGTCAAAACTATTGGGGACGCGTGGGACAGCTTCAACGAAACAATGTCAATTGCTTTAGTGCCTACTTTGAACGCTTTAACACCTATCATTAGTGGCTTAATAGACCAGATGTCTGACTGGGGCGAAAGTGCTGGTAAAGCTGTAACAAATGTAGTTAAGTATTTCCAAGACTTGTTTCAAAAACTGCAAGAAAATGCAGCCACTTTAGCATTTTTAGAGGCTTGGGATAACATAAAAAGTGCATTTGATTCCATAGTTTCTATTATAGGGAACGTCATAAATTCATTTCTTGGAATAAATACAGAAACAACAAAAAATGCAACAAGTATAGATAACGTAGCAAAGAGCATAGCTGTATTTGCTGGTAAACTGTCAGAAATAACGAAAAAAATAGCTGATTTTCTGAAAAAAATTAGTGAAAGTAAAAGCGCAATGGATACTTTAAAAGGAACTTTAGTGGTTCTTGCTAGTGCATTCGTAGCTTTAAAAGTCATTAATGGAATTGTTAAGGCGATTGAACTTTATAATAACATAGTTAAAATTGGAACAGCTATACAAGGCGCTTTCAATGCTGTAATGGCTATAAACCCATTCGTGGCTCTTGGTATAGCGATCGCTGCCATTGTTGCCGGTTTAGTTTATTTCTTCACTCAAACCGAAACAGGTAAAAAGGCTTGGGCTAGTTTCGTGGACTTCTTGAAGAGTGCATGGGACGGTATAGTTTCATTCTTTAGCGGTATTGGTCAATGGTTTGCTGATATATGGAATGGAGCAGTTGACGGAGCTAAAGGTATCTGGCAAGGCTTAGTTGATTGGTTCAGCGGAATTGTGCAAGGTATTCAAAATATTTGGAACGGAATAACAACATTCTTTACTACCTTATGGACGACTGTTGTTACTGGAATTCAAACAGCATGGGCAGGAGTTACAGGGTTCTTTGGCGGTATATTTAACGCTGTTAGTTCAGTAGTTTCAACAGTATTTAGTGCAATCGGAAGTTTTGCTTCTAGCGCTTGGGGAGTAGTTTCATCAATATGGAGTGCAGTATCAGGCTTCTTTAGTGGCATATTTAATGCAGTTAGTGATGTTGTTAGTGGAGTGTTCAGCGCTCTTGGTGGCTTTGCTTCAAAAGCTTGGGGAACAATAACAGATGTATTCAACGGAGTAGCTGATTTCTTTAAGGGAGCGTTTGACGGTGTTAAAAATATAGTTAGCGGAGTATTCGACGCTTTTGGAAAATTTGCTTCTAATGCTTGGGACGCAATAACAGGAGTGTTTAACGGTATTGGTGACTTCTTTAGTGATATATTTGGAGGAGTCAAAAAAACGATAGACAGCGTTCTGGGCGGTGTAACAGATACAATTAACAATATCAAAGGTTCAATTGATTGGGTTGCAAGTAAAGTTGGCGGACTATTCAAAGGTTCTATGGTAGTAGGCTTAACAGATGTCAATTTATCTTCTAGCGGTTACGGTTTAAGCACTAACAGTGTATCAAGCGACAATAGAACATATAACACATTTAACGTACAAGGCGGTGCTGGTCAAGATGTTTCTAACTTAGCACGAGCAATCAGACGAGAATTTGAACTAGGGAGGGCTTAATGGTAAGGCAGTATAAAATACATACCAACTTAGACGGAACAGATGATAAAGTTTGGGACGTCACAAATGGAAAAGTTAGATTTTATCAGCCCTCTAATTTAGGGTTACAATCAACTAATAATATTTGGCAAAGTAACGGTATCGGAGTAATGGGAACACGCTCAATCACTCAACCTCAAATAGAGTTCAAATTAGAAACGTTTGGCGAAACTTTAGAAGAAAATTATCAATTAATGAAAGACTTCGTAAATGATATTCTTAACCAAAAGTTCGTTACACTTGAATACCAAACAGAGATTTTTCAGGTGTATGCTGATTTAGCTTTAGCAGAAGTTACAAAGACAGAGGGTTATGGTAAAAACGGAACTTTTAGCGAAAAGATAACATTTGATATAATCACAAAGTGGTACACTTACGAAAACTTAACTTTTGATATGGTTCAAAATGGTAAAGTTCTTTCTGGTAAATCTAAAATTTATGGCGGAACAGCACCAGGAGGCTATAAGTATGTCAAAGGAACTTCTTACACTTACTATGGAGAAACAAATATAGAACGTTTAAGTCGCTGGGATATAAAAGACGAAATATTTAGTTTTATAGGGATATTATTTCCGAAACTACCTAAAACACCTGCTGGAGTTAGATTTTTAGACGATATCGGAAATGAATATACTGCAATTGTATTTAAGACGGAACAGTTGCAAGACTATATTTTAATAAATACAGATGTAAATGACGAAACTTATCAAGGTTGGAAGGGGACAACTGCTCTAAATTTATTCCCTGTAATGGACTTCGAGCGATATAGAACTCGTATAATTGAAAAAGGTCAAATGGAGCTAATCAATTTAAGTAAGGCAGAGTTTAAAATCAAGAGAAAGGCGGAATTTGTTTAATGTTAGAAGCTAATGTGTATGATAACTTTAACCCTAACTACTATAATGTATCTGACTTTATTCTTCCTAATGGTAAAAAAGACAAAAGAGGTCTTCCGATACCTAAATCAAGATGTCAAGTTATTAACTATGAATTGTGGGAAACAGGCTACCTCTACACTTCATCAGCTACATTGACCGTTTCGGTAGAAGTTGGCGATATTGTTCAAATTCTTTTTCCTGAAGTTGTTCCAATTGAGGAAGCTCTAGGTAAAAAAAGAAACTTAAACTTAGATATGGTTTATCTTGTAACAAGCGTAGATGAAAGCAACAAAGCTACATTAAAGAACTATTTTTGGGCAATGATTGAAAGTCTTGATGTTCCGAATGCAATAACTAAAACGACAAACTCCGCTATCATTGACTATTTGATTGACCCTAATAAGAATGATTTAATGAGTTATGGCTACTTTTTCAATTCAAGTATTTTCGCTGGAAAGGCTACAATCAACAGAAAAGCAGAAACTTCATCAGCTCATGACGTAGCTAAAAGGATATTTTCCAAGGTTCAATTCCAACCAACCACAACTATTCAACATGCTTCATCTGAAACAGACCCCAGGAACTTGTTATTTATTAACTTCGCTTCTAGGAGCTGGAATAGAAAAAGAATCACAACAAGGGTAGATATTAAGCAAAGTGTGACAATGGACACGGAAACAATAGTAGAACGTTCAGCTTATAATTTTGCTGTTGTGTTCGTTAAAAATAAAGCAACAGATGACTACACAGACCCTCCTAAAATGTACACAGCAAAAAACAACGGAGATGTTGTAGATTATATTACTTATCATGGAAACGGAACAGATTTACCAGAAGTAAGGACAGCCAAAACATTGTTTTATGATAGAGATGACCACGGAAACCCGCCAGATATATCTACTATTAAAGCTGAAATTTCACCCTCCACGATCGTCACAAGGTTAATCTTTAATCAAAACGAACTTTTGCCTTTATATGTTAATGACTTAGTAGATATATGGTATGAGGGTAAACTATATTCAGGATATATAGCAGACAGAGTTAAAACAGAGTTCAATGATAGACTTATTTTTGTAGAAAGTGGAGACAAACCAAATGTTATATGAGTATATTGCTACTTATGGCGACAAATATAGAATAGATAGCTTTAAAGGGCATAGAGAGCTTCGTAAAGACCACTTAGAACTATTGCAAGGTAAAGTATACTATAATAGTAAAAACACGCTTAGAATCGAGACCACGCTCTTGTATGAAGTCGGTCAATTTGTATCAATTGGTGGTTATCCTTATGGCGGTAGAAAATTTAGATTATTAGAATTATCAATTACTGATAACCCAGTTTTGGATAAAGCAAAGATAATTTCAAGAAAGGTCAAAAATGACAATTAAAAACTTTACATTTTTCAGTCCAAATGGTACAGAGTTCCCAGTCGGTTCAAACAATGACGGAAAGTTATACATGATGTTGACAGGAATGGACTATGGAACGATTCGACGAAAAGACTGGTCAGAAACATCAAACACAGCTCTTAACATTCAATATGTCAATACATCAATCATTGCAGGCGGGAGGTATTTTGAACTATTGAATGAAACTGTTGCCTTAAAAGGTAATGCAGTCAATTATATCCATGCAAACATTGACTTAACACAAACAGCAAACCCTGTAAGTTTATCAGCCGAAACATCAAATAATAGTAACGGTGTTGATATAAACAACGGTTCTGGCGTTTTGAAAGTTTGTTTTGATATTGTTACGACTTCAGGAACTGGTGTAACAAGCACTAAGCCAATTGTTCAGACTAGTACTTTAGATAGTATTTTTGCAAATGATATGACAGTTAGCGGATCAATCAATGTTCCAGTTCAAACGTTGACAGTTGAAGCTGGAAATGGTTTGCAATTGCACCTTACTAAAAAGAACAATGATTTAGTAATTGTTAGGTTCCTTGGTAGTGTGTCAAATATACAAAAAGGCTGGAATATGTCTGGAACGTGGGTAGATAGACCTTTTCGTCCAGCTACTGTTCAAAGTCTTGTTGGCCATTTTACTGGAAGAGATACTTCTTTCCATATTGACATAAACCCAAACGGTAGTGTTACTTGGTGGGGTGAAAATATTGATTCTAACGCTCGTACACCACGTGGTAACGGAAGTTACTTCATTAAATAACAAAATAGAAAGCAAAACAAAATGGTAACTAGAATGATTTTAATAACTATCTTAATTTTAGCGATTCTTTTCGCTACATGGGTAAAAGATAGAGAAGCAATGAACCCACCTTTCAAACATAGACTTGTGATTGACTTAACGGTTATTTTCTCCCTGTGGGTTTTGTATGCAGTATTTTACTTCACTCAAACTCCCTCAACTTCTGATATTGCTAAAACTGTGATTAATGTAGCTTTGTTATACTTTGTAGGACAGTTTATTTATTTAATCGCAAAAATCAGTCCTATGTTTGACGGTTTGGTTAAACTTATTAAAAAGAATGGCGTAAATATTCCTGAAGCGGAAGAAGAACAAACGGAGGATAAAAAAGAATGAATATAACTAATGCTGGTGTACGTGGTTATAACCCTACTGGGGTTGTAATTCACAATGACGCAGGCTCAAACGGTGCTAAAACTAGTTTTTATGATAGTTGGTTACCTAATCATGATCCAGAAGAGGGCTTTGCTCATGTTTACATTGCTTCTGACGGACGATTGCAGGCTTCCGAGTTCTCTAATATGGCATACCATTGTGCTAACTCATACGGTAATGCAAATTATGCAAGTTGGGAAGTGTGCCAATCAGAGGGAGATTTAACCCAGTTTTTGATAAATGAGCAAGCGGTACTGGATGACGTTGCTAAGTACATGAAACAATGGGGACTAACTCCTAATCATGATACTGTGAAGCTACATCAAGAGTTATCATCTACTTCATGCCCTAGACGTTCAGTAGAAGCTCACGGTGGAACGGTAGAAAGCTGTCGCTCATACTTTATCACAGAACTAAACAAGCGCCTTACAGGGCAAAACAATACACAAACAAATACAGAATTAGAGGACGACGATTTAATGAAATTTACATATACAAATGGCGATAAAACAACTTACTACTTCAATGGCGAAAAAGTTATCGCTCTATCACACCCAGATCAATTGGCAATCGTTCGCAAAACTTATAAAGAAACAACTGGCAAAGACCTTAAAAACTTCGATTGGAAAGGTTCGCCTATTGATATTCGTTTCATGCAAGCTAACGGAATTGACAAACCAATCATTGCTAAAAAATAATATAAAAAAGACAGCTTTATAGCTGTTTTTATATTTCTTTATATTTAATTTTCTTCACTTCTTTTTCATTGTAAGGTTCTTTTATATCTTCTTTATTTTCATAAAATAATCCGTTATATAAAAAAGCGACTTTAAACACTCTTCTCTTACCATTAGCTGCGTTATCCCACGCTCTTTTAATATTTTCTTGTATTGTTACATATTCTAAGTTATCTAAAGAATTATTCAACTTATTACCGTCTATATGGTCA